CTACCCGTATTGTAATATACTGAAGAAGTTAAAGGTGTTAAATTATACGTGTTACCATTTTCATTAGTACCAACCCATGGTATAATATTGTCATTACTATCATACCAACTTTGACTTGTATAACCAACAATTTTTACCCGATGAATATTATTTTTTAATATTTTATATTCTAGTTTACTCATTTTATTATACAGTTTCGAAATTTATGTAAGCATATTTTCCATTATCAAATGAACTTGTAATGGTAAAATTATATACACCTGATGTTAATGTTATATTTTGCGTACTATTAACAGTAAACGCATTTGCAGTAGCACTTAAACTTATATCACCCATAACAACACCTGTATTCGAACCTCCTGGTGTTGTACCACCAAATACATTCAATGTTACTTTTACACTATGTCCAGTATCAATTGTTAATGTACCAGTAGCATAACCATTGTTAGAATATCCAGCATTACTTGAACCTGTTACTGTGTATGGTAATGGGGTTGGTGTTGGGGTTGCAGTTGGAGCTGGTGTTACAGTTGGTGTTGGTGTAGGTGTTAATGTTACGCCTGCTGGTACTGTTGCGGTTGGTGTTGGTGTCAATGTTGGATTAGGTGTAGGAGTTGGTGTTGCAGTGGTATCAGGTGTTGGAGTTGGAGTTGCGGTTGGGAATATTGGACAACTTGTTGCAGGTGATAAAAATATTGTTTTGTTATTAAATGTTGTATCTGGATTAATTGTGTTAAAAAGAACTTCTACTATACGGTAATGAGTTCCATTTGATTCGTATACATAACTATTTACATCAGCATCAATTGTCGTGTAACCTATAGAATAATATTGTAATCCGTCAACGCATGATTCCATCAAATAATAATATAATGGTACTGATAATGTTGGTTCTGGTGTTGGGGTTGGTGTTGCTGTTAATGCAGGTGTAGGAGTTGGTGTAGCACCATATGCTGGTGTAGGAGTTGGAGTTGCGGTTGGTAATGGAGTTGGCGTTGCAAGTATAACGTTTGCACCACCTCTTTCATAAAATTTTATTGGATTAAATGTTGTACCTGTGTTCCATCCAACTCTTTCCGATAATGTACATCCTGTATGAAATGTTACTGAACCACCTGTATAAGGAAAAACACAATATGTTCTACTAATGTGGTTGAAATCTACTTGATAATACATGTCATTTGTGTCATTTACAGTGTGTCCTGTTGTGAATCCACTATTAGTAAAATCTTGTATTTCAGCGGTTTTAGCATTCATAAATTTTGCTGACATAAAAAAGGTGTTACCCGTGCCATTACCAAAAAAATCTGTATCATCAATTACTTTTTCATCATCAAACCAAAACAAATACATGTTTTCTTTATTTCTATAATTAGAACCTTGGAATACAGGAACGTGAATATAAAATTGTGATATACTATCTTTATAAAGGTATTTTTCTCCTAATGGTAATGATAAATTTTTAGCAAATACTAATTTTCTATTTTGTCTTGTTGGTTTTTCAAAACCAATTACATTTTTATTGGCATCTAATATACTTGGTGTTTTAAAAAATTCTAATCTGAAAAAACTTTCAGTTGCTTGTTTCAACATCAATTCATTTTCTCTATGTGTAATATCAGTAGATGGTGCACTATAATCCTGTACATATGTTGAACCGCTAATAAAAAAGAATGAAAACCAAATATCTGTTTGTGGTCCAGCCAATCCATTATATTCAGTATGAATATATCTTACGGTTTCATAATTTAATGCAGGATTAATAATACTTTCTAATACTTCATTTTCAAAATCAACAAGATTTTCTTGCCAACCTAAATCAAGTCTAAATTTTTGTTCGTTATTAATAACGATATTTTCAGCATTATTATTTCTAATTATTTTCATTAACAATTATTTTTACTATTATAAAATGAAAATCCTGTCTTAACAGAATCATTTTTATTATTATATGAAAATTCATTTCTTAAATAGAAATTAATATCGCTCATTACGTGGTGTGTATTATTAATAAATGGAAAATTTGTACCGTTTCCGTCTGTGTCAATAAATCCATGGTCATATACATCTCTCCATTTCCATACATTTCTTACCGAATCAAATTTTGTATTTTCTGGTAAAAATAATACATCATTTGTTTTTGATTCTTCAACATACGGCGATAATTCCCTTAGTTTAATTCTATGATGTGGTTGATAATAAAGTCCAACCATATTATTATCAGATGCACCAGAATAAACACATTCATTATTTTGACCGTGATTGAATATTGTTTTTCCCCCTATTGTCTTTTTATGTGAAAATTTATGGAATGCTTCACTTATAATTCTTTCTTTAAAATCATCACTATTATATTCAACAAAAGCACCAATTAATGTTGTGCCTGTTGGAATTGTATTACCACTTGTAAACCCTGTAATACCAGTATTACCAGTAAAAGCTGTTTGTGTTATTGCTGTTTCAGTTGAACCTGTAAACATCTGGTCCATCCAATTATTATGGAAATTAAACTTATAACCAACTTTTGGTGGATATGTAAAATAACCATTACCATTTCTTAATAATATTGTAACATAAACATCTGTTGGTGTATAACCTAAATTGTTTGTAATACCACTTAATGTAAATGTTTTCTTAAAATCAAATAAAACAGATTCTGGTCTGTTTTTTTCAACAATCACATCTTCATCACCTAATTCATTTTCAACCAATATTTTTTTCTCATTTTCAAAAATTGGATTTTCAAACCCAACTTTATCTAAAATGTAATCACTAACGTCTGTTAATGTTTTGTGTTTATGTACATAATATTGGGAAGTTGTACCTGTTATATTCTTTATATTCAAACATCTTTTTCCTAATACAAATGTTACACCACTTAATGTATATCCACTTGTAAATTCACTTTTTAATAAATTAATAACATATTTTTCTGAATTATATATTTCGTTACCGACGCTATCAATATAAATTGTATTTCTCGTTATAGACGAACCATTCAACGTTCCACCACTTAGGATAATATATTCACCTTGATTCATTCCGTGTTCTATAGGGGACGTTAATGTATAGTAATTACCATTGTCTTGTACTCTAAATGGAATACCGTTTCCTGCAACAAATGAATAATTTGTTCCACCGGAAAGTGTATAATTCATTGTAAAACCAGTATCATGTGAATCAACATAACTTAAATATAAATTCCAATTATGATATGGCGCTTGTAATGATGTAATTTTAGTATGACCACTATATCCTGTTACAGAAATATTTGGAAAATAATTTCCAACTGTTGAGCCTGATGATGGTGTATTTAATTCTCTTACTACATCATTTCTTAATATTGCGAATTCATTATATGGTACAAACCCAACTTTATCGATTCCTGTACCATCATCATATAAATAAAACTTTTTTTGTAACGGTTCGTAATTAGTTGTACCTGAATACATGTTTCTGAAAACCATTTTTAATTTACCATAAATCTTATATTGATTTGATATGTTCCTTTCTCTGTTAAATAATTCTTGTAAATTAATAACATTGTTCATATCACCTTCTCTTAACAATGATTGTTCGTTTTCTAAATTTACATTTAAATTAACGTCTTCGTCATTTGCCTTAAAATATCTTTTACTCGGTAATAAAATTTTTTTCTTTTCCATGTTGTTTATTATACTTGTTCTAATTTAGCTTGTGTTACAGTTGTTGTTCCATCAGAAATTGCACTCACCGTCCAATTAGTAATATTGTATACACCAATACCTAATGTAAATGTTGCTGATGATGCGTTACCTTCACCTGTACCACCAGTCAAACCTTGACCAGCATTATTTGGTGCATATGTATTAGAACCTATTGTTATTGAAGTACCTGATCTATAACCAGTACTTACCCAAGTTTTTAACCTTATTGTTACTGTTCCATTTATTACTGTTATTGTTGTACCACTTGTTTCTGTTGTTGTACCAATTCCACTTGTTCTAGCGGCAGTTATTGTTGTAGTTGAAAAACTTGCCGTTGGTATTCCACTACTAGTTGGAGTTGGTGTCATCGTAGGTGCAGGCGTTGGTGTAGGTGTTGGTGTTGCAGTTGTGTCACTACAATCAGGTAATGCTGTTGGTATTGGTTCAGTCACATCAAACGCATCTTTAGGTCCATATAAATCAACAAATTTATCCATTGCAGTTGAACCTGCAATTAAACCAAAATAAAATTGAAATGGCGTTGATAAAATTTGTTTATTACCATTATAATAATCTTCTCTTTTTGGTAAAATCACATCTTTCGATGTATTCCATGATATTGTTTGATAAGTTGTACCATATCTAATATATAATGTTCCTGCTACTGGTGTCGCAATATTTCCACTTGTCACATGAAGATATGTGAAACCAGGATATTGTTTCAAAAAATTAGTTAAATAAACACCAGTCAAAGGTTGTGTTGTTACATAGTCAAAATCAATTTCAGTTGTTAAGTCTAAGGATTCTACTAACCCATCCATATTTTTTGTTATAGGTAATAAAAGGTATTTTTCGTCTCTATTAGTTAAATGAATATAGTTTTTAGTCATACCTTGTAAAGGTTGTAATTCAACATTAAAATAATCCCAAGATTGTGCATTTCTATTCCCTGTGGATGGACCAAAACCAGGAGCACCTTTATCCCATAAATAAAAAGGTATCAATTGTGATGCTTCTGTTAAGTTACCAGGAGCATTTAAACATAATCTTGTTTTCTCACCGTCTTCACCAATTTCTAATGTAACAGGTAAAGGTCCCCAATTTCCACTTTCATCTTGGAATATTTCAGGGTATATTTCGGGGTCTAAAACATTATATCTATATCCAACATAATTTGGATTTTCTAAATCAAATCTTTCAATACCAGTTTCACAATTTGTTGATAATACTTGTAATATGTCCCCATCTAAAACACTAAATAAACCTACTTTTTCAAAACCTTCGTTTCCGAAAAACATATCTAAGTTACCGCTATCGCCAGCAACATCCATTCTATAATTTATTGCTAAACCTAATACGTCGCCACCATCTTGATATGATGTTGGTGAAATATTCCTTATAACAGAACAATTAGGATCTAATGAATTATCAACACAAATATCTTTAATAAATTCGTCTCTCGGTCCTAAATCAACAAATGTTGTTGGTCTTACAATTCCTGATGGAATGAAAGCTCTTTTAGTTGTATCATAAGCTGCTGACCTATAATAAAATCTATTTTGGTCAAAAACATATCTAATTACCTCTCTACAATATTTTGCAATTGATTCTGTACCAACTTCAACTGCTCTTGCTAATTTTCTAGTTTGGAATTGTGGGAAATATAATGCACCAGATAACCAGTTATCAACAAAACCAAAATTAATTATACCACCACAAAACATTTTATTAACACGTTTTCTTCTATAATATTCATTAATAATTTTACGTAGTTTTCTATTTGTTTGTGAACCAGGAACAATATAAAAAATACCATTTTTAAATTCACTTCTACCACTTAATGTTATATCTACCTTTTCACCATTATCAAAACAATGTGTAACTTCAACTAAACCCAGTCCCCACCAAGGATTTTTTGTGAAACATATTCTTTTTCTACCCGTATAATTACCATCATATACACCATGTGACTCTGAAAGACCAGGGTTGTCATAAGGATAATATGATTTCGGCCTTAAACCACCATATTCACCATATATCGCGCATCCAACTATTTGACGTCCTGCAGCTAACTCAGCTTTTAAATCTGTTATATTGTCAATGTATTTTCTACCATAATTTTCGGGAAAACATTGACCTATAAAAGAATCTGTATTTTCAGTTACCGTAGTAACACAATTATTTGTTGGGTCGTCTACAAAATATGCTGTGATTAATGCATCGTCATATGGTACATCATAATAATCACAATTGCCCGATTCATCATCACACTCACTACAATCGGGATAGTTTACAAGTAATAATGTTGTTGATGTATTTGCAATAAAACTATTAACCGCACCTCTTAAACTTCTAGTTGTTTCACTTGCAGCAGCAGATATAACTGCTTCAACTATTCTTCTAAAAAATGGAACCAAAAAATTTAGAACGGTTAAGACAATTAATTTTATAATATAATCAATTAACAATAGAACGTCCGCTATAAAGAGAGGAAATGAATATCTTTTAACACCAAAGTTTACTGGTGGTGTTACTTTATCACCACAATCCTCTTCTTCAGTTGGTAAAATATCTGTTATATTTGCAAAAGCTTTTTCTCTTAACCAAGTAAAACCCATTTGATGTTTATGGAAAGACGAAACTGTATAAACTTTATTATATTGGAATCTATAAAAATAATCTTGTGGATAATATGCACCTGTATCATCTGCATTTAAAATTAGACTCTGCGCATCAGTTGGATAACCACTATACTCACTTCCAAAATAATATGACCTATCGTCTATTGCGCCATCTACATTATATTCACGAATATTTGGCAAAAGATAATCAGCTCTTTTACCATTTGCAATAGCACCACTTGCATTCATATTAATTCTAAATCTATATATGCCTGCTGTTGGAATACCTTTATTTGGGTCATTCGTAATTTCATTCTCACCAAATTCATTTGTAACAACATGTTCCAAATTCATTTCTATTGGCATTACAAATGCACCATCATCTTCGATATCTTCATCTAAATCTGTATACTCAATAAATGGTCTATTCAATTCATCTCTTTCCTGTCTGAACCTTAGGGCTTCAATTTTACCTGAGCGTGCTTCTAAAGAACATTTGGTTCCCATTCTCTTTTTAGGGGCACAATTTTTCTTTAGTGTATTTCTTCCTGAATCAGTAAAAATACTACCAATAATATATGCTTTAGGTTGTATGTTAATACCTAATGTTGATGTGTCGAAATCTGCTCTTGTAATTGCTATGTCACATAAACTCTCATTTCCCCAAAATGGGTAAACTTCAATATTCCTATCGAATGTAACTACTTGTGGTAATGAATCTAAATCAGCTGAAGCTTTGTATGTATATTTGTTTTTAAAATCATCAATCCCAAGACCTAATCTAGATAAATCTGCTGGTCTTAATGAGAAACAACCAATATCAGATAAATCAATATCAACATGTAATTCGTGGTTACCTACTGGTACACCCCATATCATGAAATCACCAGCGTTGTTTGTTTTTACAGTATATCTATAATATTTTTCATATACTTCTAAAACCTCTTCTCTTTCTAAAATGTCTGATTGGTCTGGAAATGTCCCAATTGGTGTGTGACCCCCATGTTGTTTTCTAGATGGAAATAAATTATATCTTAATCCATCTGAATTTTTGTCACCGATTTCCTTGTATGGGTACAATGCACTTATTACAGGGTCTTCGCTGTCTTCGTCTGTTAATGGAACAAAAATAGAAACTCTTGCGTTCGCAAGACCAAATCCATTGTTTGCACTAACTCTACCGCAAATAACACCATAGTCAGAGCAACCCGATGTAAAAATTTGTTCCTGTGTAAATTTTAAAGATAAAATCTCTAATACATCAAAATCCTGTTTAAGTTCAACAGTTACCTTTTGATCTTGTCCTATGTTGGTTGAAATTCTATGTTTTTGCATTCTTATAATAAATAGAAACTATCTGATTTTCTACTATTATAACTAAAATTTCAATTAAAATGTAGTCGTTCCAAGAGTCTTAACCCTTACTTTTATATCTTTATTTGGGAATCGTATTTGAAATATTTGATTAGACTTCATATAAATTGTTTTGTCTAATTGTTGTATTTCTCTAGTTTGGTTGTTTACATAAGCTTGAGCAACTTGTGCTGATGAATATTGACCTCCAATCATATTAAAAACTCTAATATCAATAACGTTTTCAACACCGCTTACATTACCAATTTCTTTAGATAAACCACCAATTAATAGTGGGTCACCCATTTTACGTCTGCCAAAATCAAAATAATTTGTAACATCTTGGATTACGGCTTGTATAATATCAGCTTGGCTTTCATTTTTATCTACCGCTAAATCAATTTCTAAACTCATATCTATCACTTCACCTGTTTCGATGTCAACATAGTCGTTAATCATTTTATATTCCGATAGGTAGGATATAATATTATTTTTTAATGTATTTGAAACAAGATTTGTTAAGCTACCTTTTTCATCATATGATAATAATTTGATTCTCACTTTATTATCTTCTTCCATAACATTTACTTTTGCAGGTGCACCAAATGTTGCTGGCATTGTTTCAATCAATGATTTGTAGTCATTTAAAGTAACCGCTCTATCTTGTGCTGCAAAGTTATAACCAACCATGTTTCTAATTTCATCTATTGTTGGTAAATCAGAACCACCAACCGCAGGTGTTATATTCTGAACTCTTAATGAGTTTACAACTTGTGTGTTTTTTGTTGAGTTGGTACCATTAACGGTAAATTCTGCAGAATCAATACTACTAATTACATTAACCCCTAAGTTAGTATCTTTACCTCCACCTACTCTATATTTTATGAATAATGTTGTACCTACTTTAGGTATTTCACCTAACGACATATTATTCAAATATGACCCCAAGCTAACTTTCAAATCACCTGTAATATAGTTATCCAAATTGTCTAAAGGATTTACATTACCTGAACCGAATGTAATTGAAAAATAGTTTTCAGGTGTATGTTCAGTAATGAATTTTTTGGTAACTGGTCTATATGTTCCTGCTTTGAAATTAACAGTATCAGATACTGTTGTTGCATCTGGTAAAAAAACTTTATCTTCAATTAAAGATTTAACCTCGTACCATTTATTTGTTTCACTTGCAAATTCTGAATATGTTGGATTTGCAAAGAATGTTGTTCCATCTTTATGGATTATTGATGTTACACCTAGTACGTTTTGTTCTGGTAAATAAATTTTCAAGAAAGGTTTTTGGTCAGCCTCTGTAATAACTTTTCTAAAAATTTTAGTTACGCCATTTACAACTGCTTCTCTTTTTGTAATTGTATATTTTATAGGAACGTTGTTTGCATCAAAGTTTGGTATTTTTAATCTGTTTGGTTCTCCTTTACTATTAAAAGGTTGTGAAAAATCAATGTCTTCAATCGTTTCAAAGATTTGTCCTCCGCCTGATAATTGTGTTCCTGCTCTTAAAATACCTAAATAGCTTTCATCTTCCTTATCACCTTTTACCGGTACATCTATTGAAAAATCACATAAAGCAACTGACGGTCTCACACCTGGTATTTTTATGCCATATGTTTTTGCTATATGAAATAATGATTGTCTTTGTTGTGCAAAGTCTAACATTGTTTCTTGCCAAACTCTATCAATATGAAAGTGTAAGTTATCCGCAACTGCAGCATTTAAATCTAACAATACTGAGTATATTGATGCATCATTAAAGTTTTGTACTAATTCTGGATAATATTGTTTTGTTAGGTTAACTAATTCACTTCTTAAACTAGCGAAATCTCTAACTCCGTATGTAATTTTTTTACTCATTATATGTTAATTATTATAAAATCTGACGTTGAAAACGCACCATTATTTACTGTATATTCTATTTTAACTTTTGCTGTATATGGTTTAGAAGTTGAATCTGAAACCCTGAATAATCTTTCATCTTCTTGTTGAGCCCATGTTGTGGCCTCATCAGGGTCATCTTCTGCTGACATTACTTGTATTGTATTGATATCCAAGTTGGGTATGTATTTTTTTACTGTAGACCTAATCTCATCTTCTATATGATTGAACGTAACTAAATCATTCTGTTCAAAAATATATTCATATAATCTAGTTCCAAAGTCAGGTAGATAATATCTACTACCCTTTCTCGTCAATAGAAGGTGGATTAAATTAGCTCTAACCTCTTTTTCAGGTGTTTCTGTCATTCCAACATAATCACCCTTTGTACTGTCCCTAAATGGAAAATCTATACCATATGTAGCCATGTTAATAAATATAATCATTACTAAAATGATTATGTATCTTCTTTTGTTTGGGTATTACCTTTAATGTGTTTTGGTTCATAAGGACAGCTTTTACATTTGTTACCACAGCAATATCCTCGTTTTAATAAAAAAAGAGAAGTCAGAACCATAAGTCCTGACTCCTCATCAATGTAGTAATCTACACCCTCTACTAAAGCCATTAGATTGATGTTACATCACATTGAGCCCCACTACAAGCCTGAGCAGCGTAATCACTAACACTCTTGTATTGTGGTTTATCTAAAATTTCCCCAAAATTTACTTCTTTAAATTGGCGTGTGATAGTTTCCCACTTGTAGAATAAATGTACGTCTTTAAGACAATATACCATCTTTCTCAAATCACCTTTAAAGTAATTCTTAGCAAATTTCTTCGCTCTTGATATCCAATATTTCTTTAATAATACTTGTTCTCTAGTTCCTGTTACAGGTATTGAATCATCTAATAATGTGTCAGTTGCTAACCACAAATTATTTTGGAAGTAGTGTAAACCATCAATAATTAAACCTGATGCTAAGATAGAACCTTTACCATATGTTTCAACAATTTCTTCTAAATTAAGAACTGATGTAAATGGTGCTTGGTTGAAATCTTTATCTCCATAATCACCTAAGAAAGACACAGCAGTGAAATAATCTTTGTTTTCCCAAATATATTCAACAATAGCATCTTTGTCATCGATAATAACAGTACATGATGTATTGTGATTTACTGAAGGGTAAGCACATAATTCATGATTTGTACCCGCATTAACCCAATGGGTTTGAACTAATTTAATTAATTCCAAGTGCTTAATACCTTTCATGTCTTTTTTATAAAGACCTTGTTTGGGATTTTCAACAGGTACGAACACAACATAATCAGATTTAGTTGATGACCATACACTTTCTTCTAACAAGAAAGACATATTATCTTCTAACCATTTTGCGGTATTACTTTCTTTATTCAACTGCATAATACGGAAGTATTTTTCAGAATGTTCTGGATGAATACCAGATGCTGTACCTAACACAACTGACGCGTTACCTGATGGTTTTACGCAAGTTGTTCTAGCCGCTTGATTAATACCAATTACCTCAGCAACTTCTTTGTTTGTATCCTTAACCATCTTAGCACCTTCTTCTAATAATTCAGCATTAAATAATTTAGGGTTATTCATCCAACCTGTAATACTAACACCTAACAACGCTTCTCTTTCAAAGATTGCTTTACTAACTGAACCCAAATATGGGAAGTCTGTATAACCTGCTTGTAATGTACCTAAAATAGATGCATCCTTACATGCCTTTAAAAATTTCTCTTTTGTTGTTGCCTTTTCAGCATTGATTTCTGTTAAGTTACAACCTTGAATACCAAACTTTGATTTGTTGTTTCTTACATAATCTTCCACATCTTCGTATGCAATTTTAGAAAAATCTACGGTATCTAATACAGGAATTTTTAAAATTTCAAAACATGGATTGAACATGTCGAACCAACTATTTGCAAATACAAATCCAATATCATTTGCTCCGTCATTTAATTTAACTAGATATTCAAATTGTTCTTTCTTTACTTGATCTCTTAACAAGATAACTGAATTGTTACTTCTACCTCTTTGTGGGTTTTCCATAAACCAGTTACCTGTTTTAGCATGTATCATTTCATCGTCGTTAGGGTCAACAATCATGTTCAACGCCGAACGTCTTACACCTCCAGATAAAACCGCGTCTGCAGAATGACAGATAATATCAAAAGCTAAGATTGGTCTAATTTTTTCACCTTCATTAGTTATCCATTTTTCAATCAAAGTTTCAATCTTTTCTAAAGATTGTTTTAAACCTTCAGGACCAGGAGCTTTGAACCCACCACTAATGTGTGCACCTTTTTCTCTAATAAATGAATAATCAAATTTAATTTCATAACCAGCATATTCAGGGAATGGTTGATTATCAACAAAATATGAAGACATCAAAACGCCTAATGAATCTGCCCATCCTTCAATTGAATCCTCAATATAGAATGTTTTAGTTCCTAATGTTCTTTTTTGTAATCTACTTAAGTTGTTAACAAAAGGAATTAACAATCCTCCACCAAATCCACAACCAGATAGTGCTAAATAAAATATCTCTTGAAACACCCTGTTACGAGCAATGTGTCCTGATGTACAGTTAAACATTCTCGTATTATGTTTCATAATTTGTTCGTGTCTGTATTGTAAGTTTCTTTGAGAAGCCAAGACAGCTTGGTCTTTCATGCTATCTACAGCACTTTGTAAATACGGTTCAACAGCTTCAGATACTTTTTTGTATTTTTTTCTGTGTCCGTCAATTATGTTCTCGCAGGCATCTTCCCATGTTTCGTACCTACTTTCATCTTCCAACCATTTGAAATAATCTGAGTGCAATTTTAAGTCACTCAGAAACTTTTTACCTTTCTGCATTTGTTTAGTTCCTTTTTATAGTTTTATGTTTTATTATAATGTGATACCTTTTTTCTGCTGTGCCTTTTTGTAAATTTCAGCATTACGAGCAGCTCTGTCTTGTGTCTTCTGTTCTTCGTGTCCTAGAAGCGTGTTTTGTGTATCGGTATCGATTATTAAAAATTCGTTATTGAACTTACAATTTTGCCATATAATACCATCTTTACCAATACGAGATTTGATTAAAGTTAGTGTTGCTAAATTGTGTTCTTTTTGTTCTAGTGTTTTTGCAATTGATAAAATTACATGGGCAATTTGTGCTTTCTTGATTGAACCACCCATTTGGTCTCCTGTTACAACTTCAGATGAAATTGATTCACGGTTACCTTGTGTTGCTGTCCATATTGCCATATCAAACTCACCTGTCATAGATTCTAAACTTCTCATGATTGAACCTTCACCTTTCCATTCTTCTCCTGAAGGTGCCCTTTCTGGTGATATACAATCTACATAATCAATGATTAATAAATCAACTTTGTTTGGATTTTCTGAATTGATTTTTCTAATCTTGTTTTTAATTTCAGATATTGTAACATTATCACTTGCTAATTTTAAAAGTTTTAAAGTGCCTTTTGATTTAGACTGCGCTTCGTCAACAGCTCTCTTAACCTCTTCTTTATATTCAGGTTGTTCGTCTGGTGTAATGTTTGACCAAATCGTATAGTGTTTTCTTTTAATATTACCAGGGTTGTCCTCAAAAAATATCTGTACAACATTGTATCCTAAGTTGTATGCTGTGTTAGCAAATTTAGTCAATAACGTTGTTTTACCTGTACCAGTTGGTGCTAATACAACACCTAATTCTCCGATACCCAATCCTCCTTTCAGCACATTATCAACACCAACAATTCCTGTTGGTAATGGATGTCTAAAATCCTTTTCTAATGCATCATCAATATTAGCAAATACATCATCAGCTTCATCTCCTGAAATACCAACTTGTAATGCTTTTTTTATGATTTCTTCAATTTTATTATAAGATTCGAAATCACCATTATCAATAATGTTATTAACATTTTTCAACTCCTTTTTTAAATTCTGTTGCTTACAAAAATTAAGTGCAGTGTCTTTTACTAAATCGTTCTGCTGTTCATTGTTTTTGATGGCTTCTAATGTATCAATATGCATTTTTGAGTTGCTATTGGTACCATTCTCAGCCATAATTTTCTGTGCTAGAGTATGGTAATCGGGAATTTTGTTATATGTCTTCCACAATTCTTTTAAATTCTCCATGATGTATTTAAACGAAACATTGTCAAAATATTTGCTTTCAATTACATCGATAATCGTTTCTCCGAATTTTCTATCTTCAACAATTACCTTGATAAGTGATTGCTGAAACGAAAACCCCAAGTGTCCAAAATTCCTTTCTTCCATAGTTTTAATAATAGTCAGTTTTTAAATTAAAGTTCGTATTGTAAATAAGTTGTTTCCAATTCATAAGATGATAAAATGTCAGTTAGTTCTGCCAAAAATCTCTTAAGTTTTGGACGGATATCGACAGTGTATCGAGCCTTTGGATGGTACAAATACGCTGGAAATATTCTAGAAATAAATACGTCGTCACCTAGCTTAATTTCCAACAAAAAATACTCTTTTTCTGCATTTGCCTTATCTTCCACAACCTCTGAATTAAGGATAAAATTTTGATTTTCGCATAGGTAGTTGGAACTTTTTATTTTCAAATCTTCCTGTATTTCTTCACAAATATTTTTTACATAGTAGTGAAGGTCTAACGAGCGTCTTGCTTGGTCAACGTGCTCTCTAACGTTAAAATATCTTTGACATACAATATTTCCCTCTAATGTCAATAGAAATTCAAATTTGGTAATGTTGTCTTGATTGTTACTCATGATTTTTTACTTTAATTGTTTTTGTTTTTATTTTGTTTTTTTCTTTTCTTGTTAATCTTAAGAATGGATTTAAAAATTTAATCCATGCATCGTCTGATTTTGGTAGTACATTGAATATGCCATCCTCGGTCATCATTTTCATTGCGTTTTTATATGACCTACCCTCTTGGTCTAGTTCTTCAGTTATGAGTAACTTAACTACCTCTCTCGCTTCTTCTGTTAGGAAAGGGGTTTCTAAACTTACAATTCTCTCGTTGATGTCATAAAACTCATCTCCAAACACGCCATACTTTGTAACACCTGTTAATAAATTAGCAAGGGTTTTATTGTGTTTGTCCTGCTCAAATAATATATTAGTTTTTTCTTTAATCTGTGATACAGATAGTTTTTCAGTTTTTAATTCAGGGAAAAAAGCTAAAAATCTTTTTATCCCCATTCCTTTGATTCCTGCAATGTTATCTGAACTATCGCCACAAAACATTTTGACCAACTTAATATTTTCAATCAAAACTTCTTCGTGGTTATAAACAAATGATTCGTTTACTGTATATAATTTTTGATGTGATGGGTTGTAGATTTTAACTCTTTCATTGACTAATTGTGTTAAATCACCATCGGATGAATAAATAATAATATCTTCTTGAGAATTCTGTGTATAATATGCAATACAATCATCGGTTTCGCAATACTCAAATTCGCCTTGTCTAACATATAACTCCTCCAAGTATTGCTTTACTCGATTTCTTTGGTAACTATATGAATGGACTTCTTCTTCTGAACGTGTCCTTTCTCGTCTGTTCTCTTTGTAGTGTATATATAATTTACGTCTTTCGTGTGAACCGTCTTGACCATCCCAAAAGACTACAATTTTTTCTAAATGGTAATATTCAAAAGCTCGTCTAAGTGTGTTCAGAAAATGGAAAATACCACCTATGTGTTCACCTTTATAAAAGTAATTCTTAACACCATAAAATCCTATTGTAAGTAAATTATCACCATCTACTAATAAAACCGACATTCATTATTCTTTATAGATTACTCTTCTTCTGTTACAACATCTAAAATATCTGCGTCTGTAACATTAACGCCTAGCTGTTTGCTAATATATTCGCCATGGTCTTTTTTGTATTTTTCAATACTTTTCTTTTCTTCACTATCATCTCTACCTTTCATAAAGTCATGAGCAGTTACCAAAATTCTACCATCTTCATATCCTAAACCATTAACATGATTTTTCATGATTGAGATTTTTGTTCTAGTAGCTATTTTAGTTTTTCTTCCTTCTTTTGTGATTGAGATTTTAGTTGTACCTGCTCCTTTTTGGTTTCCAAATAAGAACACTAAAGTAGAGTTTAACCATATTGCTTCACCACCTTTAGCCTTAATCTTTGGTTGTCCGAAAGGATTGTCTGGTAATTCAACCCATGGTTGGTTTACAATAATCAATGTGTTAGTACATTTTTTGTCTGTACGTCTTGAACCTGAAATTCTTTGATTAATTCCCATTCCAATTTTATCTGCTAAAACAGATGCATTGTGTTGTTTACCGCCTTTACCTTCGTATGTCATTTTACATGGAACTGAACCAACAGAATCCCAAAGGAATAATAAATCGCTTTCAATATCACCCTTTTCCTGAGCATCTAAAATATCATTGATATAATCAGTAATTTGTTCGATGTATTCAAAATCGCTATTGAATAGATAATCAGATTCTCTATTGAAGCCCATTAATTCAGCATGAGCCCAACTCCATTTTTGTTCTGTAATAATAAACACAGGAACAATACCTTTCTTCTGAGCATCTACCGCTGACTTCACGAGTGCTGTTGTTTTACCTGTATCACTATGTCCTAAAAACATATTGATATGACCTATTGCAGGACCAGGAATACCTGTTGCATCAATGAATGCATCACCCAAATCTAAAAAGCGGTCTGCTTTATATTCAGCCTCTTTTGAGAATTTCTTTTTTATTGAGTCAAAATTGTTTTTCTTTATACCTGCCATATTTTTGTTTTTTTAAAAGTTGGGGCTTCTGACGTTATCTCCACCCCTCCATGATTAAAACGGTAAGTCATCATCTGCAGCATCATCCTCTTGTGGATCAACTACTGTTGATTTTGGTGAACCAATTGTTTCTTCCGCTGTAGAATTTGATACCCATTTCTTAGCATCAACATCCCAACGTGGAGTTTCGCCTTTAGCGACCATCTCTAAATAATCTTCACCCTTTTTAGAATAAACGTCAGACCATACTAATTCATCTTCTAACCATTGCTTAGAAACGTCAGGATTAACATTTAATGGGCTAGCGTCATCAGGAATTACTGAATTGATTACCGTATACTCTTTACCTGTACCTGATTTTGTTAAAGTTAAATTCAAGATTAAATCACGTCCTTTTTCAGAATCGGTGATATCACCTTTGTTGCGGAAAATAGGGAAGATTTTATCCAAAACACCTTCTTGTTTAATGTTGTGTTTAAATCTCCAAAATTTAACACCATCATCTTCATGGTCTCGGTCAATTACTTTTACAATGTAAAATTTACGTGAACGATAGTTACGTGCAGCTTCTCTGTCTTGTTCTACTCCTGTTTGCATTAAAGCGTCATGAACTTCGTTTAATGGTGAACGTAAACCTTCTTGTGCTGGGTCATATAATTTTACCCATTTACCATCTACTTGAACTTCGTGGAATTTTACCTCAACAAATGGTGATGAACCATCTTTTGTTGGTAAAATACGAATTCTTCTTTCTTCACCTTTACTACCTTTTGGTAATACTGTTGTGAAGTATTTTTTCATTCTATCCTCTTGGGATACTTTGTTCGAATTGCTGCTTGCAGCGTTCTTGTTTTTTTCGTACTGTGCTAGTACTGCGTCAAATGAAGACATAAAATTTAATTTTAATTTACAAAATTGATTATACAAATAATATACATAAAAAAACCCAGACTTAAAAATCTGGGTTTAATTATTTTTAAAATATTTTAATCTTATTCTAAAGTTAACAAATACTGAAGTTTATTGAATAAACCAAGCATTTCATCTCTTAAATTAAATAAGTTTGTGTCGTTTTCTTCAAACTGTCCATTAAACTGAATTAACGCTTCACATGTTGAATTACAAAAACTTTTAATATCTATTTCACCTAAATTATATAGTTGTATTGCTTTGGTTTTGTTATCTAATTTGAATCTACCATATTTACCCATGGCTTCTTCAACAAACTGGTCAACTAGTCCTTGTAGGTCACCTAAGGTATCATCTAAAGCTTTATGACGAGCATACCCTTTAGTTTGCCAATGCATTATTTTGATTTGACATTGTAACGTTAAAAAGAAATTTACATTAGAATGAATATTCATCTTCTTGTGCTATTGGATTAAATGACGTTTTCATGTCATCAGCTGAGAAATTATCAACATCATCTTTAGTTAAAACATACTCGTTTTTACCTGATTGTCTCATCTCAGCTTGTTTATGATTAAAAAATTCTTGTGGTTTTTGGTTAAATGGGTATGAATCTAAAGAACGCATTTCTAATTTTTCTTGTGGTGTCTGTGGTTTCATTTCTTCAACCTTAGAACCTAATTGGTCTATTTTAGCCATTACATTATCCATAGCAGCTAATTTTTGTTCTAATTCACCTAATTTAGTAAACACATCTTCCATTTTACCAACCACTTCAGTGTTGTTAGATTGGTTTGATTCGTAATCTTTTTTAAGATTTTTAACCATATCCACCAAATCTGTAACATCAACTTCTTCAGTATCACCTCCCGCACCTAAATCTCCTGCAGCATCTCCTGCTGGTGGAGGTGGTGGCGGTGGAGCATCTGCGCCTGCGTCTGCAGCTGGTGGCATATCCATTCCTGCTGTGTCACCTGCAGGTGGTGGAGGTGGAACATCTGCACCTAATGGCGCTTCATCACCCACAGCATCTGGTGCTGGTGGAGCGTCTTGTTCCATAATCATCGTTTTACCATATCTATTAATGGCTTTGTAACGTGCTACTTCTTCTAATAATTTTTTCTCTAACATATTAATCTTGTAATAATTGTCTACCGTCATCGGTAATATATCTTTTATTTATTCTTTCTACTATACCATCTTTTTCTCTAATAGTATAACATTCACCAGTCATTAAATCACATTCTTCTCTTTCCATACCGTCTTGAGAAACATTAGTAACCTTTCTTGGATTCAAAAATTGGTCTAAACTATTTTTCATTTTATTATTTTCCATATTCGGTTTTTTATATAAATATCCCAATATATCTTATTCTACAACAAAATAAACAACATCATTATCTTTTAACCCTAATTTATCCATTAAAGCTACAGATAAGGATATACCAAAGTTACCATTTGTTGTTTTTGGACCATAATTAACAGGTCCTTTAACAACTCTTGGTTTGTTTACGTTACCATCTAATTTATAATCATGAATAAAACCGTATGTTTTATTTGTTGCAGGATTTAAGAATGATATTTGCGCTTTAGCTATATCAACAGCTTTTGCTTTTTTCAAATTAAATCTTAAAGAATAGAAGTAATATTTGTCACTTAAATCTCTAATTTCACTCCACTTCATACCAGGTGGATTTATTGTTGAACCAAATTCTGTGGCATCTAAATTTGAGATAATTGTTAAATCGTCATTTTCGTTATAAGAATCAAATAAACCACCCATGGTACAAACGTATGCTCTATACCATTCCTGTCCAGCATCATAGTTACCCATAACTGTTGTGGTTTTTATTTTTGTCAAATACATTTCACCATCAAAACCATTATATGTTATACCAAAGTTGTCAACTCCTGCTTCGCTTACTAAATTAACTCTTTCTTTTTCTAGAGGCTTAGGTCCAACATCAACAACATATGAACCATTAGAAGTTGTCAATGTAACTAAAGTTTGTACTTGATTCTTGTTTGCATTAGAAACTTTAGTTTGTGCAGACTGAGATATCTTATCAAATAATACACGATATGAAGATGTGAATGAATCTGCCAAATCTGGTAATTCCATGTATGGCATTCTAGCTCCTTTAAATGTTGTTGTAATAGTGTTATTAGCAATTTTGTGTGATACCTCTGTAATCCAATATGTACCTTTAAACATCGGTACGTTTTTAAGATAGAAATACATTGTTGGTTGTATCATTACATTACCCATACAAGTTACCTCGCATGAATATGCTGCTTGTCTATAATAGTCATACAAACTAACATCCACATTGTATGTTGACGAACCTGATTCAGATTTCGCAATATTTTCCAATACAACAAATGCTTCAGTTGTATTTTTTAATGTTGATTGGTCTAATGATATACTTTTAAAAATACCTTGGTTCTGGTCACCAAAACTTAATTCAAATGCAATAACTCTATTTGATTTTATTAAATCTGCAGTTTGAAACACTTTAGGGTTTTCAATTAATACTGGATTGTTAACAGTATTTGATATATCAAAACTATCATCCAAATATTTGTATTTCTTATGTTCTGACATGTCTAATCTCTTAGATAAATTCATAACATACTGTACAATTATTTTCGGTGATGATTCTTGGAAATCAACCTCAGAGAATGTACCAAACAATGTAGATGCTACAGTCTTTGAAGGTAATAATTTTGGATTTTTTGCTGTGACGTTTGCGCCGTAATAATTTACATACGCAGGTAAAGCTTTCATATCAAAACCAGTATTTTGTAAAAGTAATGATATTGTACCATATAAACTTTGTTTAGCATTACCTTCATCAGCCAAACTAATAATCCTATCTAAATTTAAAAAATATTCTTGTCCTATGTCACGATTTGCTTTATCTAAGAATAAAAATTCTTCAATCAAATTCCTTTGACCTATCGAATTACCACCAATCCATTTATCATTAAATGACTTAAAATGATTATACAATTCTAATTTTAAACCCGAATCGTTATAACCATTTGTAATGTCTATTTGATTTATATTATTTTGTGTGATAGTATCTTTGTAAACCTTTTTAACTACATTATTTAAAAATAAACTAAATCTTTCCGCAAAACCCTTAACAGAAGAATTTGTATCACTGTCTTTGTTAAAAATATTAGTCTTGATATATGTTTTAAAATCATTAAGTGTTCTACCAGTATATTCTCTATTATAACCAGCATACAATAATGCTAATTGTCTAAAATCTTTAACATTTTGTTCAGTTAAATCTACGTTTGTATATTTGAAAAAATCCAAATAATAGTTTGTATCATAATATGTTTTTGAAACCGAATCATATGATTTTGGTTCTTCTCCGATATACAAATCAATTAAATACTCATTTGTATCATCTGTATAGTCGTCATACTTTAAAATGTTGTTATTATCAATCTCAGCAAAACCATGGAAAATATGTAAATCTAATTCTTTGCTATTACCAAATGTTAATTTAACTAAATTATTTTCATCTAATATGCCTTGTGTAATTAATTTTAATTTTTCAATCTGTTCATTATAAATTTCTGTAATTTGTTCTGAGGCTGTAGTAGATGTAATTTTAGTCTTTTTAACACTTACAATTTCTTTTAACAAATCTTGGAAGTTATAATATTTGATATTATTGAATGGCGGGTTTTCAGCTGTAGTTGTTAATCTTTCACTCGCAAATTCTAAAAACTGATATTCAAATTCTTCCAATATATTAGGGCTAAAGGTTCCTATTAAATCATATACTTTACGAAAATCTTTTCCGCTTTGAGAACCAAATTGGTTATCATATATATCTTTTTCATCATAAATTCTTGTGTATTGTGTTGGGTCCGCAAATGTTACACCTGTCTGATAGTAATTTTGGTTGAAAACTTCTTGCTCCCAAAATATTCTATAATTGTTAAATGTATCGTCTTCGAAAGTTCTACCTGATGTTGTATATTTTATACCTGGTAATAAATTCAAAAGCTTAGCTTGTTTCTTATCATATGTAATTTTATCAGCATCACTGTTCTTTCCATTTGAAGGTAATATCGTAAATCTTTCATCCCCTTCAGTATATTTTGAATTATCAACAAAAGATGTCCAGTAATTCCTGTTAATAGATGAGGTAAATTTATGTGATACAATTTTACCATTACTAGTGTTTGCTGAATACTCAAGATTACCTAACACAAAATTATATGGTTGATAATCATTTACAACTTGATGAAATATTGCGTCATAGAATGGATGTATACCTAAATCTGTTTCATTGGAATTTGTTATTTCAGTTGTTGTGCCGTTTGTGTATGTAAATCCACTATCGTTGTCAAAAAACACATCGTTATCTATCGTGTTACCAGTATATCCAGTACCAAAACTAGGATTTAAAATATCCCCACCTCCGCTTTTATATTTTTTATATCTATGATAAATTGAACCCCATTTCAATACTAAGTGATATGGTATGACTTGTGTAGAATTAACTTCTCTAAATAAAGTAGAAACTAATACCTTCTTATTTGTTGAAAAAGTTATATAGTCATCTAAATCAACGAATGGTAAGGAATTCAATAACAAGTATGCCGAACCAACATACTTTCCTTTTGAAGAAGTGCCAGTTGTAAATTCACTAAACAATTGTTTATGAAAATACGGTGTGTTTAAGATATGTGTATATTGACCATTTACATTTAATCTTTGTGTGAATAAATTTACATCATAACCAGGTTTTACCCATAACTTAGAATTAACCTGACCAGCAATAAACCCAACTTTTGTGTTAATTTCTAAAAATTGGTTAACTTCTAAATCTTCTAATTTAAAAAGTTTTTTATTTTTCATGTAAAAAGAATCCACATACATGTCTGATGAGAATGGGTATATATCTTTTCTATATGCTTCTGGTTTGTAGTTTTGTAAGTATGTATTTAAATTTGAATACATTGTGGCATTGCCATATCCATTTACAACATTACTATATTGTTCTAATTTAAATGGGTTTGATAAAAAGCTTTTTATGTATTGTGTTGTTGGTAATTGACTTAAGTAATAGTAGTACTTGTTATATGGTGCTAATTTACCAAGTAAATCTCTAACCTTTTCTGATGATGTAAAATTATCTTTTATTATTTTAATTAAGCCGTCATCAACCTTTGATGCATTTACAATATTTTCAGCTTCTAATTCTGCTAATGTTTGTAATGTTTTTGTATTGTATGAATCTATAAATGTATAATTGATTGCTCTTTCCCAAATCTCATATATAAAATCATCATGAATTAATGAAACATACGGATTGATATTATTGAAAATATCACAAGAATTTATTTTTCTTATTTCTTTTCTATCTTCGTTATTGTTAAAATCAAAAACAATTTTACTGGTTCCACCTTCTTTCGGTGCTAATGGGTCAATTCTATTAGTTGATATTCCAATAAAATTTTCAACAAAGTCAACCTCTGGCCATCTATTGGCTTCATTTGCTTTTAATATTTTTGCAACTGATGGGTCACCAGGATAAACTAATACATTTTGTTTGTTCTTATCGTTTTTCTTTTTTATTTCAGGCCATGGATATAATGTGTCTGTAGGTTTCGCTTCACTTGAATGACCTACAACATCCGATTTTCTAGTATCTCCTGCGCTTAATGCTCTTATGTGGACATCTTGCATTAATCTAACAAATGCTTCAGCATTAGCTAAAACAATCGCAAATAAATTTCTAATAGTTGGTTCAAAACCTAATCCAACATCTGACCTTTTTACATATTGGTTCATTTGTTTTTCAACATCATTTTCTAATGTTGATCTTTGTTGTTGAAATTCTGAAATAATATTATCTATTTTATCGACTAGATAATCAATACCAATTAATACATTTCCTACAGGTGCTTGTTTACCATTGGTTTGGTATATGTCATTCGGATTCTGACCACTCCAAGATATATTTGATATATCACCTAAACCAAATTTTTTCTTATTAAAAAATGCATTTGTTCTATTAATTAATGTGGTAATGAATATATCATTCTTTTGTAAAAGGTCTGAATATTTTTTTACTAAAAATTGTAACGTTCCTTCTTTATCTTCCCCTAATACATTTGTTGTGTCGGTTTTTTCACCTTTTAAGTTATAATAATCAATACCGTTTTTTGTTACAGCTATTGCTGTTTGGTCTAAATTTTCTCGTGCCCATCCTACAATTGCGCCTCTAAATTCATCTACATTATCACTAAATTCTTTTATACCTGAAAAAAGTTTTAAGTCAACAACCTCTGAAAATATTTTTTGTTCTAATACTTTGTCAAGACCGTCCGCTGCTTTAATAATTTCACGTAACGTTTTGATTGGGAAATTTTGTGGTAAATAACCTTTTTGGATATATTCACCATATATTGTTTTTAAATAATTATATCCTTTGGTGGATTTCACAACACTTCTTTGTGTTGTTGTTCCATTATTTAAAGGTTCTGATATCGATTCAATAGGAATCATATATGCAGCATTTAATATACCTTGTAATGGAATATCTGATAACCACGCATATGTTGAACCAACAAATGTTGCGTTGCTTTCAAAATTACCATTTGTTTCGTTATATCTTGTTTTGAAGCTAACTAAGTGTAATCTGTATTTTATTGCTTTACCATAATAACCTTTTATTGTAAGATAAAATATAGGCCAAGGTACATGGAAAAAAGCGTTGTATGGTGAATTTTCTGCTGGTTCAAATAATGTTTTTCCTCTAACGTCTATAAATCTAATAGTAACTTCAGGTATGGCATTAAAACCTTTAATATCAATGTTTAAAGAATCAATACCAAAACTTTGACCTGAAACGTCTTCTTGAAAATTATAATTTTCTTGTGTCTTACTATTGAATCCAGTTTTCTGTTCGTAAAATGTATTAGTCCACGAAGTATCAAAATCTTTATTTTCTCCGTTTGAGCTATTAACCTTGGCGTTTAAAAAACTTAATTTATTACCTGCAACGAATCGTAATGAATTTACATTATTTTCATCTGATAAAAATACACTCCTAGGTATGATATCAGCTTCTAAATTAACATACATTGTTAATTCTTCTTGTTTCACACCTCTTGGTGATATTGTACCGTCAGATGAAATTACTGTATTAGGATCAACATATATTAAATTATTTTGATCTACCTTTACATGTATATTCTCACCTCCTGTTATATTGTTATTCGCCATAATATAAGTTATACATTTCTACCGCTCTTTTGTAGTCTTGTAGTGAATTAACTAAAGGAAAAGGTATTCTTAATAAGAAATTATCTGGTATTTCAAATTCAGTACCTACGATACCTGGATTGGCCATCATTATCAACCAACCAAAAGTTGGTGAATCATAATATTCTTGTGAAATTTTATCTAATCTATCTTTACCGCTTTTAAAATACAAATACTTGTCAGTTCCCTTAATATTAATCTCAATACCAGGAACAATTTTAAAACTTCCATTTTCTATAAAAAATTGGTACCTGTCATAATAATCTCTACTCATTTCTTAAAAAATTTAAATTACCTTCAGGTTCGTTTATTCTTAAAAATAATTTTGTCATATCATCTGTTCTACTGATTAATGAAGGTGTACTTGCAACATATGAAAACTTTTGACTATTTTTTCTGATTGGTGCTCTACCAAATTTAAACTTCACCTCTTCTGGTTTATAAAAAAATTCAGTATACCCTGCTATTATAATTGGAGCATATGGTTCATAAATTTCTACTGACATTGTATCATTTACCACACTGTTCAACTTATTAATGTCATCTTTTAATAATACACCTAAAATATCTCTAACTATATCATCATCAAAAGGTGATGTTGATGTACCAAATGTTACACCAGTATTTAGGCTTTCGTACATTTTACTTTCCTTTGCATTAATATAATCAACACAATCTTTATAACCTTTATAGAAATCAATAGCCGTGAAACCTGATAAGGTTACTCCACTAGTGGATGCCCCATCTATAGCGAAATCTGAAGCGTTTACTACAACATAATTTAACTTATCGATATTTTTTATCATATCATTACGTACAGAATTAATTGAAAAACTATACGACTCAATTTCATTAAATTTAGAATTTAATATTGGTTTAATAACATCGTGTAGATTTTGGTTAAGTAAATCTTTTATATTTGGGTCTATATTGTCATATTTCAAAAGTACACTAACCTTATCAACTGTTATATAATCTATTAACTGCTTTTTTGTGAGTTGTACTAAATTACTATATTCCGATTTTTTAATATAACCAAATAACTTTAATGTTGAAGCTGCCGTATCATTATAAACAACTAATTCAGTATTGTTTCTATAAATTTTATTTATCATCATATTCGTAAGATGTTGACCGTACTTTGTAAGTATGTCGTTGTACATTTTTGTATATGATTCAAAATAACTTGCAGTATCTTTATATATGTTTTCTATTAAAGGTGTATAGTTTAAAGAGTTACCTGAAACAACCCCCAAATACTCACCTTGAATATATTTGGATTTTCCGTCTTCGTTTTTACTAAATTTTACTTCATTATTTAATTTGTTCTTTTCGTTAAGAGAACGTAAAAATGCTTTCGTAAATGTATTACCTGTTTTTCCTCCTATTGATGTTGCTGTACTAATTGAACGTTCGTCATACATTTCTGTATTACCATAGAAGTTAGACGACAACGCATTTTGTAATCTTTCTACCGGTGCTTCCAAACCTTGTCCACCTATAAAGTTTAATTGTAATGTAACATTAGCAATCATTGGTTGTATACCAATACCTTCAGGGTTTAAATCCCAAGTACTTTCATCAAAGTTTAAGTTCAAATCTCTAATCACTACTTTTGAATGGTAGAAATCACCAAATCTTAAAATACAAATTGGTGGTGGACCAAACGTTGTATTCCTAGCAACTATATCTGAATTATCACCATTTCCTTTAGTTGGTATTGTATCACCAGGTCTTAAACATTGTTGTAAAAATGTTAACCTAGAATTCAAACCTTCTGGTGTCATCGAATGGAATGCAGGGTGAAAATATTTTAGTTTTTCTTTAATTGAATTAAACACTAATGGTGTTTCTTCTTCCACCTTTTTAAAGTAGTATTGTTCAGATAGTGCTTTCATTACTATCCTTTTCATTACATCAATAGGTGGTTTGTTATTTTGAGTCTGAACATTATTAACTAATAATTTTGTTGGTGGTTTTGTGCTATCTTGTGGTACAGGTTTTGTATCAACTGTTGCATAATCTATTGAAACCGTTGATGTTCTACAACCATACATTAAAGGTGAATATCTTTTAATATCGTTGTCATTAATTTTTATTGTACTACAATCATAACCATTCACGGCATTCTTTTCACCGTAATTAAGAGTTTTAATAATTAAGAAATTTTTATTATCTGTATAACCTAATTCAGATAGTGGTACTTGAATATCAATTTCATATTTTTCATACCCACTCGGTAGTACTGAACTTACCTCTTTGAAGTTCCAATATTTTTCAATTATTTTATCTTCAGTTGTAAAATTATTTTTAATTAAAGATTTTACAATATATTGCGCTATTGAATTGGAACGTCTTATTGTTAACAAATAATTATACTCGGTTGATTCGTCTGCAGTTTTAGCTGCTGTAGAACCCACGTTAACAATGATGTTTTTATCAACTTTTTTATTGTCTATATTTGACGCTAATTTATGAACATAAGCATCCAACTTGTCAAAATTTGCTAAAGAGTTGTTTAATCTACTTGCTAAGTTTGTTGTTTCAACCACAACATTATTTAATGTAGCACCTGTATTATTAAAAATTGTTTTTCTATCTTCTATTGCTTTTGCATCTGTATTAGTTACTATACTAGTTAATGCTGTTGTATATAAAGAAACTATATTTATTTTATCGTTTGATAAAATTGTATTTAAATTTTGATAATTATACTTACTAATTGATGTATTCGCACCAATACCTGGCACATCATTATTAAACTCTAATTGAACTTTTATAGTTTGTTTATCAGCATTATTTACTTGTGCGGGTGTGACATTTACTGATGTTAAATTATCTACTTGATTTTTAATTATTGTACTATCACCATTACTATTAAGATAATTTTGTATGTTTGTTATATCATCATTATCTAAATTTGTATACGTACGAATTAAACTATAAAAATCTATATCCTTTGCACCCGCAAAAAATGATGAAATATAATTATCTGCCTGTTCATCATTCATTAGTTTAAAATGTTCTCTTACTAATAAATTAAGAATACTTGGGTGGTCTACTAATATTTTAAAACTTAATGTTCCACTTCTTTCTGTGTTTTGATAAGTATAAATTGGTTCTGGTCTACCTAAAAAATTATTCTTTTCCCATGTAGCACTAGACACTTCATTTACTTTTACATCATATGGGGGGAACCACATAATTCTTCCACCATTTGGTCCTCTTTCACTATAAGGTAAATCATTAATACTAAAACCTGGTAAATGTGTATTCTTCCATGCTAAGTTTTCTAAACTAAACATATATTTTTTAGCATAGAATTGATTTCCTTTTTTACCAATACTTGTTGACTGGTCGAATGTTTTATTATCGATTGAATTTGGTGTAATATTAAGATTCCAAGTATTGTTTAATACTGAACCATCAAATCTTCTGATATTACCTCTTCTATAATAGTTTCCCGTCGCACCACTATAATATGGTGTTGTAATATCATTTTCGTATGGCGCTGTGTGTTTATATAAATGATATGGTTTATCTTTAGTCCATACTCTAGCATATTCAATACCAGCGTCTTTACCATTCTTCATATACTTTACCGCCGAGCCTCTTGATATATACGTGTCACCATCTTTAAAATAACGACTTGTTTGGTCTAATACGTGACTAATATGACTCAATTTATCACCACCTGAAATAGGGCTACTATCCAACATGTCTTGTGTTGTGAATAATATTGAATCTTCCCTAAATTTAAATTTGGTTGATAAACTATCTTGTATTGCTTGATTGTATTTGTTAATAGTTTTACTACTAATCCATGTTAATTTACCTTCTAGCTTTCCTTGATTAATTGTGTTTCTATCGCTATGGAATAATTCTGCTGCTGTCTTGTCAAACATTAAAGTTAAGTAGTAACTACTTCTTACAGGTCTACCAGATATTAAATCTGTCATAGCAAGTCTTACATCATTCGCTCTATCATCACCTATATAAGCGTTACTATCTGGAGCTTCAAACCCTAACACCGATTTAATACTTTCTGCTACTAAATTTGGAAAATTGAACAGTTTAGTACTTTGTTGTGACCTTGCGGTTGTTGTATAGTTTGGTCCATATTTCGAATATGACAATAAATCAAATAATCTTGATTTTGATGCATTACCCATATGTTCTATGAGTAAATCTGAAGGCTTCCTGGTTGGTAATGGTCTTCTTTCTATACCAACTATAGAACCCAAAACCCCCGTTAAATCCTGCCAAACTTTTGTTGCTGTAGAAACATTAGTCGGTCTTACATTAATTGGATTTCTTGGATTACTTAAATAATCACCAGGTATTGTTGACCAAGGTAACTGAGTTCCTGCTACAGTACCTAAGAAATCGATTCCTTTACCCAATAAAGAGCTTGAAACTGTAATTTTGTTATTACCTTCAATAAGAGGTTGTTTACCCCTTATTATGGCTTGTAATGTCGTTAAATTACCTCCTAATGCTTCACCTATTTTATTTTTAGCTGTTGTAGCTGTATATAAGTTTTGTTGAATCCTAGATAATACTGGCCCATTAGGGTCTTTCTTAATATATTTTGCAGCAAATTTAAATAATTCAGATTCGTTATCATAAGTTGCTGAACTCATGATACTAATTAAATTTTCATCAGATTTTACAAAATACGGGTATAAATTTAAATTTGCTCTTCTTGGTAAATCAATTAATGTATCTTTTACTTCAAAAGTATTGGGCTTATAAGTGTTTGATGTGGATATTGATTTTAGGTCATTTTCTCTTGTACTATCCACATTTGGTAATAAAACATTGGAATAGTTGCTGAGATTTTGTACACTATACGTTGAACTATTAAATGTCTTTGGTGATATGTCTTTACCATAAACAGGATCCAAAGTTCTTTTTAATAATTCATCTCTAAGCCTTTTAGTGCTATCAAAATCTAAGTAATATGGCATTCTTTGCTTTTATTATAAATAGATAAAATATAAATTTTAAATTAAAGTATTAATTCTA